CACCAGTACCAGCTACTCCTGTTTCACTGACATTAGCATCACCGCTAACTGATTCACTTCCTAATGCACTGGTTCCTGCTAATCCTGTAACAGATATATTTGCAATACCTGTAGCAGTTAAGCTATCTACTGCTCCTGTTCCTACTACTCCTGTCTCACTAACAGTAGCACCAGCAGATATACTTAACGATCCAACTGCACCTGTTCCAGCAACACCTGTTTCTGTAACATTTGCAACACCTGTTACAGTTAGACTGCCGATACCCCCCGTAGCAGCAACACCTGTTTCTGCGATATTCGCATCACAACTAACAGTTTCTGTTCCTAATGCAGTAGTTCCTGCAACACCTGTTACATTAACTGTAACACTAACGACTGCTGGTTCACCCCAAGGACCAGCACCCCATGTGGATCGACCCCATCCTGTGGACATAACTAGTTTATGCTATTCTAATAACAGCGTTACTTGCGTCTGCGGTTGGAAAAGATATTGTAAAACTACCTGCTGTGCTTGTTTTATCTCCGCCAAAATCAAATACAGCTACTGCGGGGTCACCAGACGCTGAGTCATTAAAGATCATACATCCACGAGCAGTAATAGTGCAAGTTCCAAATGTTAGGTCTGCAAAATCCGTATATGCCGTTGTTCCTGATGTCGTTGGGTCAACCCGTGTTAGACTTCCACCTTTAGCAGTATAATTAGTACCTGTTGCTTCTTGGTTTGTTGAATAAGCTGTTGTAGAAGCAGACATGGTAGCTGAACTTGTATATAAAGCCAGTCTAAAAGTGTTACCACCAGAGTTTTTAAAATTGTGTACACCTTCTAAAAGTTCTTTTTTGAAGCTAGTGCACATAGCTTGAGTTATAGCCATTACAGCCTCCTTATAATATTAGCTAGGTCAGAATGACCTTGTTCTTCTAATTTATTACATATTGTACACATATGATTTTTGATAGCTTCTTGCATATAATACATAATAATTTTTTTACATGCATCTTTAAATGCGTGCGCTTGTGCCCTTATGGGTGCAGGAGCGGTATCACTGATAGAAACTATCTTATCTGTTGCCATATTAGCAACTTCTTCTATAGTGTGTCCCCTGTGATGAGTTGTTTTAACTCCTAAATTACCTACTGTTAAATCTGATTCTAGTGAAAACATTAATATACCTTCGGTTCAACAATTAAACCTTCTTTAACTTGATTATCTTTTCTTCCAGCCATTCCAATAGGAATAGCTTGTTGTTTTTCTACTTTTGACCAATTAGTTATTTTTACTTTATCTTCTTCTGTCCTATAACTAACGATTGGATCTTTAAGTCTATGATACCCATACATTTTTTCTTGTAAAGGTATATCAGCATCTAATAAACCTGAAGTTACTGCTACTTGAACTATAATTCCTGCATCCATACACTTAGCTAACCAAAATTCACAACATCCTCTGCCTTGTTCTGCAAAATGTAAATTACCTTTATAAGAGAAATCTGCTCCAAACATATTTACTCCACCTACTTTATTCCAACAAGCAAAAGCAATAGCATAAGCAATAGTGTTGTTAAAATATCCGCAATCTAAATCTGAAACTACGCTCTCTATCGGATATTCTTGAACTGAAAGAACTCTTTTATCTAGTTCACAACTATATATTGGATAATTTATTTTTGGTAATGTGTTTCTCATCATTTCAGTCATGTTTCCTGCATCATCCGTGTCTAAGAAACGGCTCATAGGGTCCATAATAAATGCTCTATCAACATTTTTTAAGACTCCAACCATAGCATTTATAGCCCACACTTCATCAAATTTTCTACTATGAACCACCATTTGATGATAATCTAGTTGACTATTTCCCATAGCTATAATTGCAATATTTTTTCCTTTAAGTTCTGGTAATGGTTCTTTAAGCATTCATATTTCCTCTAACGTTATCGTAACGATACTCATCTCTATTTCCTAATCCTTCAAACATAGCACTTAAAGCATTAACTGCGTTAATAAATCTTTCTTCAAATATTTGAATTTCTGGAGCAGTTAATTTTAAGAAATTACCTGCTTCTACTAAACTTCCATAAAGTAATGCGTCAGGAGCATTTGTACCTAGCCAACTTGTTCCATCAGAAGCAGCAGTGATAGATTCAGGTCTATACACATAATGTAGCTCAAAAGTAAACCCAGTATTTGGAGTTGGAGCTAAGAGAAAAGTATTGTTATCAAATATTGCGTAGTATTTTGGTTCTCCGGTTGTTGCTGCTGCCGGAGTATAGTCCCGTATAAAAGAAACGTGTTTTAATAAAAGATAGTTATAGTTACTGTCTCCATCTATAACAGCTAAGCTCAAAGGAGTTAAAAAATCAGAAGGTGCTGCTAGATAAGTATTTCCTGAAGTACCTGAACCTGTTACGTTTTTACGAAAAACAGGTATTTGTATATTTTTAAGAATACGTTCTTCAGCTTCCTTAATAAATACACTTAAATTATTAGTAAAAGTCGTTTCAGAACTTTCAACATAATCCTGTATTGCACTTTTTAATGTTGTAAATGTCCATGCCATTAGCTTGTACTCACTGTTATGCTACCTAATGCGCTAGTAGCGGTTTCTCCTTCAAATTCGCTCCCTATAGGATCACTTTTAAAAGTCATTCCTGCCGCCGACTGATTTGTTGTAGATACACTACCTAATTGTGCTCTAGGTAATGGTATTTCAGGTCTTGGTTCAAATAAAGATTCCACATCTCTGGGTATTGCAGGAGTTAATTGCGGTTGTTTTGGTTCATAACATTCCTGACAAACTTTTAATCCGTTCCATTCTTTCATCATTTCTAAATAAGAACACTGAAAGCCACATCGGTCGCAAATTCCTAATGCATGTTTACCTGTTGCATAACTCATTACAAAACAACTCTTGGAACTAATTGCACAATAGCTCTATCTGTATCCTCAGCAGAAGCTCTAAAAAATAATTCTTCATACTCTGCTTTTAAAGTAGGGGCTTTTTCTGGGTTTCTTTTTAAAGCCATTTGATAAGCTAGTCCTACTGTCATACAAGGAATAAAACGACTAGGAACTTCTTGATCTTGCGCTGAAGCTGTAACATCATCTATTCTTTGCATCCTATAGCTAACAAACTTATAAGTTGTTACTGCATCAGGTGTAGGATACAAATAAAGTACAGGAGTTTCTTGTCTGTCTATAAAAAACTGAGAAGGTCTTCCTTTTGTAGTTTTATCAGGAAGGTTTAAATAATCTAACCTATTAATTCTAGTGATAGAAACATCAGAATATGTAGAACTACTTGTGCTGTCATAAACTCTTATAATAGCTTCTAAAACATCTAAGTCATATGAATTAAGCGTATAAGATGCAGTGCCAGAAGTTATATCCAAAGTTACTTGAGCAACTGTCCAAAGATTAATTCCTCTATTAGACCAATCTGCAAACATTATATTTAAAGATCGTCTAGCTGTTGCTGCATCGTAACCTGTTCTTAATTCTAATCCTGCAAGTTCATACGCTTCTTCAATAAGCTCTCCAGTATCAAGACTAAAGGTTTTTGTACCCGAAGTAGCCATACTTTATGATCCGGGAGCTTCGTAATATTTTAAAAACTCACACCAAACTGTGTACTCATTTCCAGCATCAGAAGTTGAAGGAACAACTAAAAGTACATCTCCCGTATATCCTGTTGCTGCTGTGTTTTTTAAACCACCTATCTCACTAAAATCAAAAGAATTATCATAAGCAAGAGTTAAAAAAGTAACGTCGGTATCTGCATCCCAATCAAGAGAAGCGGGAGCATCTGGTGCTCCACTACAAGTATACCAAATTTTATTTAAAGAAACGTGTGTACATGATTCACCGTTTAAAGTTGAAGTATTTAAAGCAGAAACATCCACTAATGTAGTGCTACTGGCACTCCCGTCTGAATAAACAGAGCAATAAACAATAAGTTTCTTTTCGCCGTCAAGCTGATTAGTTGGTCCTGTGACTGTATTAGCCATATGTCACCTCCGATTATGCGTCAGCGAATGGAGTTACTAGCGTACCTGAACCGAGTATTATTCCTTCTACCGCATATTTAGCAGAAGCTATTGCAGTACATTTCACAATACTACCAGCTAATCCACCTTTAGTAGATCCATTCATGGTAATAACATCGTTAGAGGCACCTGAAATAAAAGTTTTACCTGTTGAATCAGTTACACCAGTGTAAGTACCACCAACAAATTTGTCTGTGCCATCAGTTAGAATATCCATATCAGTTGCCGCAGTAACTACTACAAATGTAAAAACAGCACCTAAATTGTTAGTTTGATTCGGATCGTCATCACGTCCCGGAGCAGTCGCTACAATACTAGGTAAAGTAAATTTACCATCAGCGTCGTTAGTTAAAAGAACTTTACCTGCGTGTGATGCAACAGTTAAAGTTGTGTCAGCTGTTAAACTAACTACGTTAGCATTACCTGCTGATATAAATCCAGCGAGTGATCTAACTGGACCTGAAAATGTTGATTTTGCCATATTAAGTCTCCTTAATTCCCTCACCGTCTTGGCTTGTCTGCTAGGGCAGTCGGTAAGTTAAATTAATTTATCCCTAGAATTCAAATCATTCTATAACATAGGTATGTAAATGAAAAGAAAAAAAAGGGAGCCGAAGCCCCCTTTAAATCAGTAGTTGAGTTATAAACCCTACTGAGGTTCATTATGCTCCGGGACTTCCGAACATCCCTCTCCAGTCACTCCAACCAAAACTGTAACGCTCACGCGCTTTGTATCTAACATTTCCAGTTTCAAAATCACCTTCCATGTTTGTTGATACAGGTGTTCTAACGAAATGTTTCAATCCGTTAGGAACATCAGTTTTAATAAAGAACGCATCAGTATCTGTTAGATAGTGATTAACAACGTATCCGCCTGAGATCATTCCCATGTTGCGAATTGCATTGATATCGTTATCTGAAGTACCTACGCGTCCCGGAGTTTCCATCAACCTGTCAGCTACAAATTGTAGCGCAGGTGGGATGATCATCCGTACAGCTTGTGCATTAACTTTTAAGCCTCTTTCATCTTTGAAACCAGCAATATCAATTAATGACTGTTCTAATGAAGTTTCATTAAGATCAGCAGCTGTTGACAACTCATTAGCCAAGTCGACATTTTCAACCGTTGGATGATCAGTAGCAAAAAGCTCCTTACCATCACCGCCCGGATACGACGAACTAAAGCCGTTGTTCAAAACGTTAGCCGCTTTGACTTGCTTAGTTTGTTGCATCGAACGTGCTAAAGCTCTTGTGTATCTAGATGAAAGCGTATCGTAGAGATTATCTTCGATTGCTTCTTCTGTCAACGCGAAAGCCATTGCTATCGTCTCGTGAGTAAAACGAGCTGTCCACGATTCCTGTGCGGTATCGTATACTACGGCTGCACCTTCTCCTTTAACAGGAGCCTCCCCAAAACCACTGAGCATCACTTCTTCTTCAAAAGCTCTTTCAGAACTTTCAGTGTCAAAAATGTCTTCATGCTCATTGTTATAACGCTCGTATTCTAAACCGAAAAGAGCGTGGAGACCCGGAGTTAACTCTTTAACGAGTTGCGCTCTATTAATCGCCATTATCTACTCTCCTTTATTAGACTGCGAACGTGTTAGTTGGGAACGTGAAATAAGCTCTAGCATATGCACCAATAGCATTACTTGGTGCTAAGTTAAAGCCTACGCAAAGTGCTACACCACTTGAAGTAGTTGCTGTAACCCCTTCTTTTGATCTGCCTGTAGTCGAACTACCAGCAGTTGTAGAAAGAGTGTACTTGTTGCCAATAAAACTTACAGCAGGAGTACCTGCAGTAAATTGAGCTTCGTAAACGATTCCAGGATCGCTGTATACGAGAGCTTCAGCATCAGCACTACCTTGAGTGGCTGTACTTGCCGTCCATACCTTAGAAAACGTAGGAGTCCCGTCTGTCGCTGTATAAAATACTCCATAAAACACACCTATGGGAGTGCTTGTCGCGCCTGCTTGATTGACATAACCACTTGAAAGAGTAACAACGTCTCCGCTATAAATAGCAGTGCCGTAACCACTAGCGATTCTCATTCTTGCAGGACGAATAACACCACCGTACATATGATATGCAGGAGTAAAACCATTAGGTTTATCTGTATTAGCCATGTTTATCTCCTTTGTAATACAATGTTTATATTAATCGTCAGATTGTTTCCTACTACCAAATTGGACTTTAGATGACCTAGAGATATCATTACCTCTTAAAGGCATCTTAGAGTCACTTTCCCGCATATAGTTCTGATCTACACCTTCCATTTGCGATCTAGCTTGTTCTTTAAAGTAAGCGTTTCGCTCATCGACGGTTTCAACTGGAACTTTAGCAAGAATTAACCCTCCAACCCCTATTACTCCGGCATTCGATCCACTGTCAATAGTCGGTGCTTCAAAGTCAGGATACTCTTCTGCTCTCACAGGTTCATATCCTTCACGAATACGTTTTGACATATTCGACTTATCATCATTTCCTCTAACAGC